GTACTTTGCGCTCTCCTTTCTTCACGACACCTGCCGGATGTGTTGCGCCACCGGCATCCGTACCGATGGCGGGTGCAGGAACTTGTCGTCCAGGGATTTCCCCGTCCGCCTGCGGATCAGGCAACCGCAATGCGGGCAGGTCAACAATATGGATGCCCGCCGGCCTCGTCGCATTCCCGCCAATTCATCATGCGTGGCAATCCCGGCATCGGCCAAACGGTCCAGATACCGCTCCTTGGGGAAGGCCCGGCCCTTTGACCAGGCGATCACCAGGTGAGCGTCGGTATGCGTTTCTCGGGCCAGTTTTCGCTTTGACCGGCCCTTTTCCTTCAACCAATCCCTGAATGCCTCACTCAGCGTCCTCATCTTGGTTCTCCTTGCCCCTGTAAGGGCGTTGTACAACAGTGCGCACGGTGACTAACCCGCAGCGGGGCTATCAAATGTCGCCTTATCACTCCTCTCCACCGTGGGTTGAGCTCGCAAGGCTCGCATTCGCTTGCTGGCTTGCTCCATCCTGGACGGGCTTTTCGACGCCCTGGCGACGGTAGCCCTAATGTTCGATGGCCATTCCTGCTCGAACATTCTGAATGCCGAGCACGCGGTTAGAATTCCTTCCAATTTCCCCAACTCTTCTTCCTTCTCTTTGGTATCGAGCTTGCGCGCCAGAAGCAGTCCACGAAGACGCTCTGCCGCATCAGCCTTGACCGATTCGAGTAGGTAGGGACAGACGCGATCTTCCGGATTGTGAGCGCGAAGCCGCCAGTCTGGATCGAGCGGGCAGATTGGCGCCGAACAGGTATCGTATTTGGGGCAATCCTTCATCAACACGAGGTCTCCTTGCCGGCCATGCCGGCGGTTGAATGGTTGAAAGGTGGATACGGCGCGGCTCAGGCCTTCTCGATGGCCTCGACGAAGCCAATCAGGAAGGGCAGCAGATCAAGATCGTCCTTCCGGATCAGGGCGCCGATGTACTGACCCGTGAGAAAGGACGGGTCGGGCATGTGGGGGAGCCGTTCCTGAATGGTAACGGCTGGTGGATCTGACGCCGGCCGGGATGGCTGGCGGGTGGGGCGGGTTCGCGCGCTTTGCATGGCGCAACCCTCCAACAACGCCCGGTCCAAGCGGCGAAGGCAAAGCACAGCCAGAGGCTGTGATCCGCGCCCTTTCGGAACGCGACTTCGATCTTGGACCGAGCTTGTTTTGGTGGTCTTACGGTTTCCCTCCTGGCCGTGCTTTGCGCCGGAGGGTTTAGATCAGGTGGGGCGGGAAGTCAAGAAGAAAGCGTCAGAGACTTTTCAGAACGATGAGACCGAGCAGGCAGATCGCTCCTGCCAGCAGGAGCCAAAAGTAATCCCAGGCTTTTGACCGGGACGGTTTCTCGATCTGGCCCGACTTCCGGAAGAACTCCTCCTGGCGGGAACTCATAGTCATCCTCCTTGCGCGCTATGCCGTTGACTACACCGCTGCGCGCGGCGCGCGCGCACAAAACCGCGCCGGCGGTTGGAACTCCTATTCTTTCACGGGATGCTTCTCGAGCTGCCGAACGTCTACGATCGGGACCAAGGTACATCTACAATTCGGATGAAGCGGGGGATGGCGCACGTCGAAGCCGCGCGGGCCTGACGGGATCTTCATCGTGCCGACGCCTTCAAGCGACAACTCATCGCCGGCGCTCCAGAATGCGTCGCCCGTCGCAACGCAGACGCCGTTCATCTCGGCGCAGAACTCGCAGGCCATGTCATCATCCGCGGTGAGCCACTGGACGACGGCAACCCCGTCATCCTTGTACCGATCCACCGCGCCCTCATTCGCCGCCCAGATCGAACCGGTGTGCGCCAGCATCGCCGCGCGCGCCTCGTCCAGCGTGATGCCCTCGTCCAGGATGCGCTGCGCAATCTCGGGCGGCGTCAGCCCGCGCTTCTTCTCCGGGTCCCAGTAGCTCTCGGCGTGCTGGAAGATCCGCAGGAGCCGTTCGGCTGTCGTGTTGGCCGCGCCCTCCATCGTGGTCCGGATCCAATCCTCCAGATGGCTCCAGTCGTTTTCGAGGACGAAGTGTTTCCAGTCGCCGATCGTCACGGCCTTGCCATGCAGATCCGAGCCGCGCGCGTCAGTGAGCGTTTTCGCTTTTTGTCCTCTGTGTCTCCGTGTCTCTGTGGTGGACGTTTCCGCGCCGGCCTGGCCGTAGGTTTCCGCCGCGATCGCAATGAGAGTCTTGTGTTGCGCCGCGATCAGTCCGCGCTTCCATTCCGGCAGCAGCGATTTCAGTTTGGCAAACTCGCCGCGCGCGGCGAAAGTGGCGGCGGCGTGAACCTGCTTGTCGAGTTCCTCACGCAGCGCGGCTTTGAGGCGTGGGAAGAAACGGTCGGCCAGGCGCGCGCGCAGCGCGGCCTGGCGTTTGACATTTGCGGAAGGCAGGCGGCGTCTAGTTTTCACGCGGTCCCGTCTGCCGAATTCTGACGGTGGTTTCCGCTCCATATTCCGCGATGTGGCGATTGATTTCGGCGGCCTTCGCGGTGTGGTACTTGGTCCCTTGCGCCTGCACTGCAGCGCGGTGAGTATCCCCTGAAACTAATGCCGCCTCCCGTGCCAACCGATGGAGCTCTGCGGCAGAGATATTTGCGGCGTAAAGTTCCCCGAGCGTGGCACGCTCCCGGTCGGCTATGTCGTTGGTTGCGAGATTCGCCCGCCTGCTGAGATCCGCCCCGCCTCCCGCCGTCCATTCTCCCGTTCGATCCCGCGGTTGATTGGGATCGAACTCTTTCCCCTCGAGCGCGGGCGTGGCCACGGGCGAGACGCCCGCCACTCCGGTGTCCTTCGGCGGCGTTTCCTGCGGCGTACCAAGTTGCGCGGCCGGCGTTTCGATCATGTTCGCCGGCAAAACGAAGATGTCGCCGCCGACATCGAGGGATTCCATGCCGGCCATTTCACGCGCTTCGTTGCGCGTGGCCAGTCCGCCGGCAAAAAGGCCCGCGGCGCGCGTTGCGCGTTTGTCTGCGTCTTCGTTGAGACCCTTGACCGCCGTGGTGTCGTGGTATATTTCCGCGCCGTCGGTCTCGCCCTCGTTCGTGAGCAGGCCGCGCGTCAGGCCGGCGTCGAGCATTTTCCAGAGGCCGACCATCGTCCCCTCATAGAACGCCTGCAGGGCCTGCTCGTAGTTCGAGTACGTCGCGTGCTCCAGACCTGCACGCATGCCCGCTACGATTGGCGGCACACCAAAGCAGGAACAGATTCGCGTCTCGCTCAATCCCGTCAGGCCGGGCCAATCGAGTTCACCCACCGGCGGGATTGGCTCGACTTTCGCGCCCTCGCCCTGCATGAACATCGTTTTGCCGCGTCCACCATCGCCGAGCGATTGAAGGAAGGCGCTGCGCACGGCGGTTTTCTGTTCCTCGCTCCATTCATCGGGCTGATAGAGAATCATGCCGGGGCGCTTGTTGTTCGCGAGCAGTTCCATCTGATAGTCCTGCCGCGCCTCATCCACCAGGGCGTCACGCAGCGCAGCCTGCAGCGGCCCGAGCGCCCGCGTCAGGCTCGACGGATCGGGGTAGAAAATGTTCACGAGGTCCTCGGCCTTCACCAGCACGGTGGGCTTGTTCGGACCCTGCCAGATTTCGTAGCCGCCCTTTTCGGGATTGGGTGAAACCCAGGACGTTGGCATGGGCCACAACTCATTGACGTAACCGGCCCGGTTGCGCCATTTCCAGATCCAGGAACGGCCGGTCAACTGGAGGTGCATCACGGAGTGGTTGAGTAACTCCGCGTAGCTCATCATCGGGTTCGGCACATCCAGCAGCGCCTGCAACGGATGGTCGGGCAGATCGGTCCAGCCGTCGGGCGTTTCGATCCCGATCCGTGGCGGCGCTTCCTGCGCTGCAAGGCAGAGCCGGCGCACACAGGCCCAGACCGCGGATTGCTGATTACTCAACGCTTCGAGGGCGCGCGTGTTGATGTTGAGTTTCTTCGCCCAGATCTCGCCGGACGTGGTCCAGCCGGATGTGATCCAACCGCCGGCCGCGCTGTTGGGAATACCGCTTAGCAGCTCCCAGCCGCTGGATGTGCGCGGATCGCCGCCGGGATCGGCCTTGCCACGCAGGAACTTTTTTAGGCGTTCAAACATCGGATCTCCTCACACGCTGATGCTCATCCGCCGCCGGCCGCTGACGGCTTCGCTCGCCGCAATCTTCAAGCTGTCGGCCTGGTCGTCGTGTTTGCCTTTCGGAAACGCGGCGATCTCCGCGATCCAAGCCGCGTTCCACGGCGCCCGCAGGATCTTCACATGGCCGGCCTCGAAGAGCGGTTCCAACGGCGACATCTCAGCAACCTTATCTCCCCGCGGAATGTGGTTGCGCACGATGGCCTTGCCTGCGAGCAGCGCGCGGATCCGCGTGAACGTGTCCTTGTAGCCGGCCACCGTTTCGATCTTCACCGTCACGCCGGCGCCGTCGCGCTTCGCGGTATCCAGCATGCGGCCGTCGCGTTCGAGCGCGCTCCACTGGCCGCGCACAACGTCACGCACCCAGAGGTCCTTGCCGTCGAAACCCGCCAGCGTGCCAACAGTGAAATCGGGATCGTCCTTCACGCGTTCCTTTTCCGTCGAGGCGAGATCCCAGCCGCGGACGTAGCGCAACCCGTTGGGACACGCATCTACAATCTGCACCAGATCGGCGCGTANCATCCGTCCGGTTCGCGGCTGAGGATCTCCCTGGTAGAGCGATTGCCAGGCGTAACTGCCGACGGCCGCACGTTGCGCCTCATACCAACCCGCGGGGAAGCGGGCGGTAAAAAGGAAACTGCCGTCGGCAGCCTGCGCCGGAAAGTTCACGCGGGCGAAACGCGGAAATTGGGGATCGCGCTCCATCTCAGCGAAGATGCGGCCGGCCAGATCGTCTTCGTGCCAGCGCGTGGCCACGATGACGACCGCATGCGCCGGCGCCAGGCGAGTCAAGAGATCGTTGCGGAAACTGTCCCAGACTTTCGCGCGGATCGTTTCGCTCTCAGCCTCCTCGCGATTCTTGCAATAGTCNTCAATGACGAGGATGTGTGCGCCCTTGCCCGTGATCGTTCCACCCAACCCCATCGCGTACATCCCACCGCGATGGCCGTGGATCGTCCATGCGCCGACCTGATTCATGTCATCACTCAGGCGCAGGCCCCAGTGCGGCGCGCACTCGCTGAAACAGCGGCGCGCGTCGCGTGACATGTACTCGCTCAGATCGGCGCTATACGTCGCCAGGATGACCTCATGGTCCGGGTTGCGGCACAGGTGCCAGATAGGATAACGACGCGAACAGATGTCGCTCTTGCCGTGCCGTGGCGGCATGGAAATCACCGCGCGGTATGTGCCGCCTTCCTCGACGGTCGTGGTCGCGCTCTGGAGCTCCGCCAGGAGCGCCAGCGTGTGCTGACCATAGAGATAATTCGGCGCGGGCGGGAACTCTTGGAAAAACTTTCCAAACGACAGATCGCAGCGCTGCGCGCGTGCCTGGCCGGCTTCATCTGCGGCCCGTTCGAGTGCCGCGGCGATAGGGTCGGGATGCGCGTCGGAACTCGGCGTAACGTTAGGCCCCGGGCGCGGGCGTTTGCGCGCCATGTTCCGCCTCCGCCGCCGTGGCCTGTCGCGCCGCTAATACGAGTTGGAATTCCTTGCCGACCTCACGCTGGACCGTTTGCGCCAGCGCCGGCCCACACTGTTTCAGCAGGACTTTCTGGTAGGCGTTGATCAAGCCTTNGGCCTGCCAGGTTTCCGCGATCGCCGGGATCGCCTGGGTCTTCATCCGCAGGACCGCCTCCTGCAGCTTGGAGACGACAGCCATCATCTCCCTCGGATCCGCGTTGGGATCGCTCACGCGAACTGAGAGGCGTTCGACGAGGCCATACCAGGTGCGCTCCATCGCGGCGATGTGATCGCCGAAAGAGCCTTCCATGTCGCGCTTGAGGCGTTCGCGTTCAGCCAGGCGCGCGGCCGTCTCGCGTTCCTCGGCGATGGCCTTGCCTGACTCCGCCACCATCTCGGTGAAGCCCTGCCCGTCGCGTATGAGCCGGCGGATCGTGGATTCGCTGACCTCGCCGCATTCAACGCTGTTCTCAGCGATCCAGCGCGCCGTGGCGGCAACATTGCCGCCGGTGAGGGCCACGGCGTGGGCGATGATGGATTTGTGTCGGGCGTCGTAAGCCACTCAGCCTCCCAGCATCTTCATAATCGCCGCGGCCGTCGCGCCGCCGATGGTGGACGGAATGGCGATCTTCGTGGCGCCGCCAATCAGCGATGCGAGCGTGANACGATTGTCCACAGTGACCGTTTCGACTCTCTTCAATCGTTCCTTCAGATCCNTCAAGGTTTCGTCGCCTTGTTTCAGCCGTTCCTCGATCCGCGCATGGGCATCCGCGTTCTTTGCCAGGCCATCGCCGTGTTTCTCCAGCACGACCTGTACCTCCTGGATGCGCCCGGCGANTTCACGGTGGAGTGCTTCTAGCCGCATCTCGATTCGGATTTCGAGCGCGCCGATCGTGGCGTCCACGTGATCGCCGATCTCCTTGGATTGCCGCGCGGATTCCTGGCGCGCGGCCTCCATCACGATCGCGGCGAACCGCTGGGCGAAATGTTCCATCTCGGCGCTGGGCTGGTCGGCCATGATCCGCGTTCTCCTGGCGCGCTCAAACAGTGAGCACCACTATCATGGTAGATACGGATTCGGCCTTCGGGCGTCCGTGTCGAGCACGGCTCCTGCCAGGCGGCCCGCACAGGCGGGCGCTTCGGTTAGCGGCGCGGAAACTCCACATTGGAGCGATGCGCCGTGCCCAAAAAGATTGTCAAAGACCTCTACTCACGCCGAATCTTCCGCGCCGTCCGGCAGTTCCTGCATCTGTTCCATCACGGCCAGCAGCGGGTATTCGGGCGGCGGGCGCGTGACCCGCATGTCAATCCGCTGGATGTCCCGGAGCGCAAAGCAGGCGGCCACGTAGGTGAATTCGCCCAGCGAAAACTTCCCACCATGCCGAAACTTCCGCAGTCTCAATAACGTCCGGGCGGCAACATCCTGGTGTAGATCGTCGAAGGTCATGCCCTTCGGCGGGCGGCCACGGTGCCAGCGGAAGATGACCGTGCGAACTTTCTTTCGCAGGGCGCGTTCGATCTCCGCCGTTGTCGGTTTCGCGCCGATCCGCGGGATCGTAACGCCGAACATCGTGGTCTGCGTGCCGTCCACCACATCGAGCATCGTTACCGCTCCCATTCATGCGCGACCGCGCGGATCTCGACGCCTGGCCGGCAGAGCCAGGGCAGGTCGAACAGATGAATCACCGCCTCGGCGTCCTGCTCGCGCTTGAACTGGATCCCGAGTTCGCGCTGGATCGCCCAACCGCCCTTCACGCAGCGCGGGTCGCAGAGAAAGCCCTTGCTCTCGCCGCCCTCAAACCATTCAATCAGCCAGACCTTTTCCATCGGTTACCTCCATCCAAATGTCGGCGACATGTCCCGCGGTTCCACGGCCTGGCGCACGGCGCGCGGCGCGCGGTTCGTTTCATCGCCGCGGCTGGCGAGCACGTTGACGAGCATGATCTTTTGCCAGCGATTGAGCTGGTGGAGCGCCAATCCGCGAAACTTCCATTGCGCACTCTTCGCCTGGTACGCCTCGAACCACTCCGGGGGATGGACGATGCCTCGTTCGACGAAGACCGCGTGCAATTTCTGATCCAGCTTCGTCGGTTTGCCGTTTAGGACGTCGACCAGGTAACTGGCCTGGCTGATGGATAGATCGGAGAACGTCGCGAGGCGCGCGTTGCCGATGTGCGCCGCCGCCCAGGAGATGCGCTGATCGCGATCCTCGCCGGCATAGCGCTGACCGGCCGGGCCGAATGTCCGCGGGTCATCGTCACGTTTGAGGCGTGAATACAGCGCCTGGAGCAACCGCAGCTGCTTGTCAGTGAGCCTTTCCATCGGTTCCTCCTGCCGGCGAGACGCCGGCGGTCCGACCCAGTTTGGCATGCGCCCTGGTCAGGATTTCATCCAGCACGGAGATATGTTCATTGAGTAGTTCACAGCGCACTTCAACGCCGGCGGTCCGATACGCCTCTTCCTCATGTTTGAGATACCGCGAAAGTTCTCCGAGCTTAAGGATCAGCGCGCCGGTCGGTTCGCGGCGCAGATCGAGACGCACCGGCGGCGTCACCGGCGTTCGGATGCGGGCGGGTAAAACTGCTTCGCTCACATGGGTCTCCAGACTTTCGCCTCGACGCCGCTGTTATTGGGGCGGCGGAGGCCGCTGTCTCGAATCTGTTCCTGCGCGCGCAGCTCGCCGATCCGGCCGCAGACCGTGCAGAGCCGCAATCCCAGCGCCGCGGCGATCTCCTCATTCGTCGCGCCCGATGCGCCTCGGGCGCGGATGTACGCCAGGACGCGCGCGCGCAGGAGCGGGGCGCGGCGCGCAATCGCCACGGCCCCCGCTGCCTGCGTTTCTTCACCGCGCCGCGCGGGCGGTGCGATGTCCCAGAGCGAATGCATCATGCCGCACTCTCCCGATTCACGGGCGAGGCGCCCCTGGTCGCATGCTTCACGATCTCCGCCGCCGGCGCGCGGAGTTCCAGCCGGCTGCTCTTGCTGACCTTGGCGCATCTGCGCAACTCGCGTTCCCAGGTCAGATGCGCGCCGAGCAGTTGCTTGAGCTCTTCTCCGAGCGGTCTTCTGGGGCAGAGCCGCTCGAACTCCTCCTTATCGAGCAGATCCTGCAGGTCTTTCACGTTCCACGCCATCCGTTCCTCGGCGACAACCACAGCCTCGCAGCCTTCGGCGCAGGGATGCCGATCCACGCCGGCCTCCTCGAGCAGCGCGCGGATCGTCTTCTTTTCGGCGCTGAGGATTAGGAGCAGAGACTCGATGTCCTGTTGGATCGCCACGGCCACCGGGATCCGATTATTCAGCGCCCGGATCGCCGCCTCGACACTCGTCTTCGTTGCCTTCATCCATCCCGTCCTTTCCCCACCCGCTTACCATGCCGCCGAATCGTCTCGGCTCTTGGGTTTCGGTTATCCGCACGCTTGGCGAACGGCCAGGGCGTGCGAGAGATTCGCGTTTATCTGCCTGCAGCCGGGGCAAATCAGATTGTGAAACCCCTCGCTCGCAAACTTACTTCCACATCTTAGGCAACGGCGGCTGGCGGCGCCGTCTGCGGTTTGTGCCTGCACTCTTTGCAGATGCCCTTCTTGTTGTCGCGGCGAATCCGTTCGCCGCACCGGGTGCACTTCGGCGGTTCGCCCAACGCGGCCTGGTGTTTCACGCGCCAGCGAGCGTTTCGCTTGTCCCGGCCGCACTAGGTGCAGAGACCGCTGCGGTTGTCGCAGCGCAGGTTCCTGCCGCAGGTCGAGCACTTGGCGGGCGGGACGCCCGCCGCTCCTTTTGGGCTGGCGCCCTTGCGTGTGGCCCAGGCCCGATGCGCAGCGGCCTTGCCGCTGAAGCTCTGCGCAAGCTCGGTCAGTTTCTCCGCGACACGGCGCTGCACTTCCGCCTCGATCGCTTCCTCGATCCCCTCGATTTTCATTCTGACCCTCCTTCTTCCGGCGGCNCCGGTGGCTTACTCCATATAGAGCCGGCTGAAAGCATTGCAGCCGGCCAGCATCACAAGGAACAGCGCGACCAGGATTATGAGGCCGAAGCATATGGCGTCATCTCGCAGATCATCCGGCAAGCGTCCCTGGCCACCCTGCAATCCGTTAGCGTTCATCGTCTCGTTGTCTCCTCTGGCAGCCGCAGCAGAGCACACAGATAGGGACTGAGCTCGACCGCGTGGCCTCGTTTTCTGGCGGCGTCCGCGCGCCGCTGCAGTGTTCTGGCCGCCCGGCAAACGCTGGGCGTCGCACGCCGGCCGGGCCTTTGAAAATGTCGCGTAACTTTCTCAAGCGCCGTCATGCTCCCCTCCTCAAAGCCGCAGATCAAGGCAGGCGCGGCAGCACATCGATGCCGTATGAAGTAGTTCCTTGCGCATCGCATTGCAGGTCGCGTTTCTCTTCGCGCAGGCGGACCTGTTCCCAGAATTCATCGAGCTCTTCGAGGATTACGGCGTATGCCTCATGAGCCGAGGCAAACGTCGAATGCTTTCTCATTGTATCTTCCACCTCCGCTCCCAATTCCTTGCGGAATCTTTCCAGCTCGTAAACATCTGCTCCCGTCATGCTCCCCTCCTCTCCATCACGGGCGAGACGCCCGCGCTATGCGCTCGCCGCCTGGCGCTCGGTCTCCTGGTCGCGTTCCTCGCTGGGCACAATGCCCAGGATTTCGTCCATCCCTTCGCGGCTGTAATCCCAGATCCGCGCGCGCGTCGAGAGGTGGTCGCTGCGGATCCAACAGCGCGCCGTGATCCAATGCAACTTGCCCCGTTCATCGCGCTGCTGTTGTTTCACGAGCACTTTCTGGAGCAGGAAGATAAGGCGGATGCGACAGCCGGCGCGATAGGCCGCGGCGTCGCAGAGCCCCTTAAGATCGTCCTGTTCGTTCTCGGGTAACCGGCCGGCGCGATCAAAGATCAGGCAGACGGCGCGGTGTTCCGGTCCGGAAAGCTTTTCGAGGCACCGCCGCAGCGTGCGGCGTTTGCCGGCATCCCAACAATCGCGGCCCGCCTCATCTACCAGCTCGCAAACGGCCTCGTAGCTCGATGTGGTGCAGAGCGCCGCGCAGCGCGGGCCGGCCTTCGAGAGCCGCGATTCCCGTTCGGCCTGGCGCGCGGCGTAACTGGCGCCGGCGACAGGGCCGCTGATGCGGACGATCTCCACCTCACATTCCCTCCGCACGGGCTGGCGGGTTGCCTCGATCAGTTCGCGCTGCGAGCGCGTAAGTTTCTGTCCAATCATCTGCGTGACTTCTCCTTTCTGGGAGCAAACACGATCTCGACCTCCACGCCGTGCGATGCCCACCAGGACTCGGTGACTTCCGCCCACAGGAGGCGGCCACGGGCTTGCAAGACGGCGTTGCCGGTGGCGTGGAACATGTTCTCAATTTTGTGGTAGACCACCGCCTGAAACTTCCGGGGATCGGTGATCTGCTCGAAGGCGTTGGGCTTGGTGCCCTGCGTCGCAGCCGTCGCATCCACAGAATCGAGCCAGTCAGCCAGGGGTTGTTTCTCACTGTGACAATTAACCTCGGCAAGTTCCGTCAATGTCTTCGGAGTTGTCGTTTCCACGGAGAGTAACGCCGCAAACTCCGTCCATTCAGCGAGCCAGCGATAGAGCGTTTTTTCGGAAATCCCCGCAACCTTGGCGAGTTCCTGGGCGGCGAGCGTGCGCCCGGAGAATGGCCGCCCTCCAGTATATCCGGGCCGCTGCCGTTGCTTTTTGTTGAGGGCCTCTATCTCAGTTTTCACATCAGCCCGTTCGCCAAAGGTGCAAAGCTGCCGAACGATCTCCAACCGTTTGAATCGCGCCTCCGCGCCGGAATTGCGCGCGAAGATCGTCTCCGCTTTCAGAGCGCTGCAGAGCTTGCGAAGTCCCGGCAGATCGGTTGCGGATTCTGCCTGCGCCACGATGGCGGCGGGTGTTTCGAGTTCCTTCATGGTTCCTCCTGTTCATCATGGGCAAGATGCCCATGCCACCTTCAGCGGACGATCTCGTCCGACGTGGCCTGTTTCAGCGGTTCGCGGGCGTGCGTCTGGCGCCATTCTTTCGCATCGGCATCGCGCCGATCGGCCTGGTGATCGGCCGCGGTCCACGGCAGGGCCTTGTATGCGCCGAGCATCGGGTGCGTCAGATCCTGGTAGTATTCGTCAATCTTGATCGCCTTGGCGGTCGCTGTTTGGTAACGCGGGTTCGACCGGTTGTCGTCCACGACGATGACGCGGAAGGCCTCCGGGTCGGCATCGTCCTGACGCGCGCCAGGCGGCATCACGAGCACGGTTTTCTCCTCGGGCGCAAATTCCCATCCGTTCTCGGGCCGGTCGAGTTCTGCTGTCCAGGCCTTTCCGCCGAACTGCACGGCCATACGACCGGATAGCACGCGGCCCATCCGCGTCGCAATCACGAGGCGCTTCCACTTCGGCACGCCATCACCATCGTCTCGGATTTCACCCCTGGCCAGGTCAACGTTTTCCCAGAGATCCGCGGCGACGGCGCGGCCCGCGCGCCCGGTCGCGCCCTTCGGTAGGGCGAGGAGTTGTGCCCGTGTGAGCGGGCAGCCGCGGCGCGTGAGGACTGAGTTGTTGGTGAGGGCGATGGCTTCGTTGAGCAGTGCGAGAAATTCGAGATGGCTCTCATATTCGTTCAACGGACGCAGGCCGAGGCCCGCAGTTTCCTTTCGGATCGCGTTGCGCGTCGAGACCTGCGCCAGCGCGCCCTTCGCGCATTTCACACCCACTTCCGCCGCAGCGCCGCCCGTGGGACGGTCACCCATGCGAACATAGGGGCGCGCCCCGCCGCAGAGCCACAATAGCGCGCCCATGCTCAGTTTCTCCGTCGGATGCTGCCCCGGTTGCAACAGACTCAGGCGGTGCGTCAGTGTGGAAATCTTGTCGTTGATAAGCCACTCGGGAAACCAACCCAGCTTGCGAATGAACTGCACCATGACGTCCTGCCGATCAGGCTGATCGTTTGGGCGCCAGCCTTCCGATTCGGAACTCGCCACGAGATCCGCGGCCCAGATATGGGCGCTGGCCACGTCCACGCAGAGGAAGATCCATTGTTTCTGTTTTTCGCGAATCTCGCCCGTGCGATAACGCGCCTCCCAGCCCGTCGCGTCCACAACCGCCGCCGCTCCGGCGTAGGACGCGTTTGCGCCGGCCAGACGTTCGAGATGATCGCGATAGTTTTCTCGGTTCGCCGGCCCGAGCCGTTCCCGCAGCAGGCGCTCCAGTGTCGGCAGCGGCGGCATGGCGTGGCCC